TCTCAGTATCCAGTTTTGTATTATATTTGGCTTCCATATCCATGATCGACAACTGAGCCTGGGTTTCATTCCTATCTTTCTCTCTATCATCCAGACGAATCATTTTTTCTCGGTCAAGTTCAAGTTTGCCCATATCATTTTGTGCATCAGACTGAGCTTTCTGAGCTTGAATTTGAATATATTGTTCCTCTGGAGAAGGAGGTGGAGGCTCTGGAGGTGGAGGAGCTTGATACTTGGCCGGATCACCAAAGAAGGCTTCCGGATCTTTAAATCCTGCCAACTGTACCATTCGGGAGAGAGTCGTATGGTACTGGCCCAAATTAACAATAGGATTTTCTAATCCATACTGTTGGAGTAAAGTCTCCTGCTTTTGAGCAATGGTTGACAGGAATTGCATTTTCTCCATGTCATTTCCAGCACCAAGAGGAATATCAACCATTACATCCATATCTGCATCCCAATACCTAGGATCTATTGGAATCCACTGGTTCCTCAATCTGGTCATCATTTCTCTATCTTGGTGCTTGTGTATTAACTGGAGAATACCTTTATAAAGTGGTTTTAGTCCAGATTCAGCAAATATCCGTGCAATCAACTCAATGTGGGCATGGGCAGCCTTTACAGTAGAATCAACAGCAAGTCTAGTTGCAGATTGTAAGTTTTCAGAGTCCATTCCCTGAGATGCCTTTGTGATACCTGTCCTCGTGGACTTGATTTCATCTAGCATCCCAAGGATTGGTAGGGCTTGAGATCCAACAAATGGCATATCCAATTGAGTAACAGCCCCGGGGGATCGAGCTCTAATAATAGAACCAACCTCAGTATTTAAAACATCTTTCAAATTAACAGCATTTTCCAGTACTAGCATCCGTGGATTTACTGCCATTACCAGAGAATCCATTACATTTCTTAATATTGCCGACTTGATCCTCTGTATATCGGCCACTATATCAGTAATTGAGGCACCAATCGCGGTATGCGGTTCCGGTGCAGGGCAAAACAAGACAAATGGAATATAGTCGCAGGGCCCGTTATCAACAACATTATGTGTGTTTCCAATCGTACATATCCGTCTCAATTCTGAAATACCATCTTGATCAACATCCAAATTTATATATGATTCACAATAAAGAACTTTTCTCTGTGCAGGTTCCATATGTGTACGACCCCGATCCGGAGCATCCGAGTGACGTGAAATAAATTCTTCATTACTACCAAATGCTCCATCATTGGACGAATGTTCCTCCAACATTTCTGGATCATAACCTAAACTTGTTAATTCAGAAATTGTTTTATAGGATCGATGGGATACTATGTCTGCATCCATCACACTTTTTGCTCTGCGATCAATAAGGAACTCTTCTGGTGGTAAAGCTTCAACTCTGATCTTACCCTTCTTTGTCCTTCGCTTAACAGTAACATTAAAAAGTGGGATACCTTCTGGAGTTTGATCTGTCTGCTCCATTTCCACCGATTCCACATCGTCCTCACCTGCAATCATCTGGGCTTGTTGTTCATCAAGACCACTGAATTTAGAGCTTTTTACTGTTTCGGCTTCCTCCCACCAATATTTCATTACACCTGTTCTACGGATAAGAGCATCCTGGAACACAGACATCATCGTATTGAAGAAGTCTGGTTGTTGTTCCATCAACAGGTTGTTAATATAATCAGAACATTGTTCGGCCATCTGTACATCTTCAGGGCCATTTGGAGTAAAGGTAAGGATATTTTTCGTACCAAAGAAGATACGCATCATGGAGGGAAGTATTGCATTGACAGTATCTCTTACATCATAAGAGACAACACCAGATCTCCCTTCATCATCTTGTTCAGGGATATGTCCAGAATAGTATTTGCCAGAGGTTATTCGGTCTTGACCAAGCTCATCATCTGAATAAGAGATAGCATCATCAAGCAAATGTCCAACATAAGACTTGATTTCTTCTTCATCCATTTCCTCTGTGAAACTGGCTTCCTCATCAGTTGCAAATCCTGGTAAATCACCAGATTCATCATAATCACTTATTTCGGCCATGTTTCCTTTTCATAAATTCGTTATAATCGGTAGTAGATTTCTCACTGTTACAATCATGACAGCTAACCACTAAATTGGTAATGTCTTGTGCTTTTGCTTTTGTATTTAATTTCACCCGTGGAATCTTATGTTCAATAACAAATTTTTCTGGATACAAGGTAGTTCCACAATAGTGACATGGGGCTGAAATATCTGTTATTGATTTTGCATCTAACCAAAGTCGGATATGTGTCTCACGGTTATATCCCCCTTTAAATATACCTAGTTCTTTTTCCCGGCGGCAGCGTTGTTTCCACTTACATTTCAGTGAACAGTATCTTTGTCTCTCAAATTGATTATAGCTGGGGGTATATTTTTTGTTACAGTATTCACAGGTCTTCTTTTTAGGACTTTCTGAAAACATATATTCCCTTATTGTATCACAATTCAACTAGCAACTTAATGCTATTGTTTATACAATCCCAGGAATATTACGCATGAGAGGTTTTTGCCAAGAGGCTCCAAATCCAGAATGGATTGCAGCACTTCCTGCAAATGTCAGTACAAATGCATCAGCAAAGTCTGGAGAACCACGGTGCCCTATACGTCTCTTCATCTCATCCTTGGTTTCCATCCGGATCTTCCCAGATGACTCAAACGAGTATCTAGGTGAACATAGCTCGAACATTAGACGTTCATCACGAGGAATACGACAGTGTCGCTGTTCGAACCACTCTTTAGCTTTGTGCCACAATTCTGCTCTCAAGTTTTTGTATTGTCCTGATAGGGATGCAGATTCACCAGTATTAATCCCAACAACTGGCAAACCAAGTTCCATACCCCGATCCACAATAGATGCTCCAATACCAATTACATCAACCAGTATTTCAACTGGAGCAATTTCTTCCTCTTGTGCTTTCTTATATTCTGCACTAACAATCCCCATTAGTTTCATAGTATCAAGCTTTGACCAAGATTTGATTGGTTCCATGACTGTGTTACCTCTCCGTTTACATAGGGCCGATTTATCAGAGCCATACCTAGCAACGTCCAAGCCCCAAGAAATACCACCTTCTGTTGGATCCACATCTCTGGAAACAGCAGTTTCGACTAGCTCATTTGAAATAATAGTATCATCAGAAGACTCCGCAAATTCGCCGAGAACTCTAACACGATATGTATTAGAATCAATACCATAGCGTTCGGCCATCTCATCAATATACTCCTGTTTCACACGTTTAGATGTCTCACAGGATACAGTGAGGGTCCACCATCTATCAACTAATCTAGTGAAAGCATCGTGGAAATAACCTTCTGGCCGAGTTGGATTTCCCAACAATAACAGTGTTGCATTACCAGATAGTGACCCACCTGCTGCAGAAAATATAGCATCATCAACAGAACTAGCCTCATCAACTATCAGTAAAACTTTATCGGAGTGGATACCTTGAAGTGCCTCTGGTGTCTCTTTCCGTGCAGTTCTACACGATATAAAAGACCCAGATGGATCTGATTTTAATGTGATTCGTTCGCTAAACACTTCAAATAGCTTATTCAGGGCCGGAGGTAATCGGATCAGTTGGGACTTCAACTCAGCAAAAAGAGCATCAAATAGTTGGGAAGCAGTTGGAGCAGTACAAACTGTCTTTTGGGGATAGAAACATAGCATGTGGTGCATCATTAACCAGGCTGCACAAGTGGATTTGCCAACACCATGTCCAGATTTAACTGCCAACAACCTAGACTTCAGTGATTGATTCATCACCTTTTGTTGCCACTCATCTGGTTCCTCCTCTAAAATGTCTCTAACGAATTGGACTGGATCATTTCGGTACTTTTCAATAAATTCGGTGAATACGTTGACTGAAACTTCCTTATGTGCCATAAATCCTCTGGTAATGAGTTAATATCGTTTAGTTCTTCATCTGGTACCCAGTAGCTCATGGATGTACGACCATCATTATTGTGGTACCACTCTTCATGAACAAAAACTTCAGGAGCAGATATCCACCCTTTAATCTCATAAACACCATATGAACCAATAACTAAAACATAATACTTATTTTGTTTATCTTTTTTCTTCAAAAACAAATTATCAAGTGGATGTGGTCTGGTCCGTGCTTCATAATGTTCACCAACATCAGTTGTATCCTTTCCTGCAATACCAGATGGATACAAACCCAAATATTTAGCTAGAGAAAACTCACCAAGTGCACCTTCAATAGAATTACCCCACAGACCCTTTTTACCTGGATCTCCCCAATGATCCCTATAATCCCTTAGATTTTTTCCAGTCCTTGAATTTTG